GGGGGTGCTACATGTTTGTAGAACCTAGGTGGACCTGTATAGAAAAACATATTATGGTCCTCAGCAGTGGCACAGCGTGTAGTAACAAAATCTGTGTTTCGAAATTCACCTGAAACACGCATTGCAAAACCTGGCATGGCTTGTGGTTTAGCAACCATAGAAGTAAGGCGCTTTGTCGGAGTAAAACGATATTCTGAATAGTAAGGTATCTCAGCTGTCAATATTGAATTAACGGTATTAGAAATCGCCGTACCTAAAGCACCATTGAACTCAGCTGAATCAGCAAAAAGTTCAGCAATACCGGATGACTTCGTAGGTTCAGTTATAACAGGTATATTTTTAATGGAGTTGACTGGAATGGGGTTTGCTCCACGAGCAATTTCTACTTTCCAAGGTGCTCTAAGAATGTCAGAACAATCAAACATCCATCGCATTCCGCCTCTTTGACCAACAAATGCTACAGATAAATACTTCACCAAAGTCATATTTGCTCTAACAAAATCTCCGGCTTGAGTTTGAAATGGAACTGTACCTCCTGTACTATTATACCCTGGTTCGAAGGGATACATAGGTCTATAGAAGGTGGAACGCACTCTAGTCGCAGTATTTGCAACCGTTACTGGAAGAAGTTCATGCACGTTAAATCTTTTCAATAAAGTTCGAAAACTTTTAATAGATTCTCCATAATGAACAAGATTAGTATAATCAACATTAGATGTTACATTACCCATTACTGCTGCAGAAACAGCAGAATTTGGTGCATCTTCTTGTTGAATATATTCTTCTGATTGTGGTTCAATGTCAAACAATGCGGCCGGTGGTGGTATTGGTTTTGGTGTTAATGACAATCCTGCGATATCTGCAGAAGGATCTGCTACCTCAAAATCAGGTCCCATTGACACAAAGACATTAATAGCAATATCATTGTCGATAGTTGTGTTTGGCACGGTTAGTTCATTCACAACATAAACTGAAATTACTCCATTACCATACAGATTTGTGCCAGCTGTATAAGGCAAGATAAGCGTGTCGCGAAACATGCTAACTTCATCATACAACTTAGATACCAGTCTATAAGTAGTGGGTTGACCCCATCCACAAGTGACTGTGAAATCTGTAGTTTCAGCCAAATCAACAATAGTTGTATACGCTGTGTTATATTCTGAAGAACCTCCACCTCGTTCAGGATCATATACTATTTTCAATCTTCCTTTATGATAATTAGAACAAACCACTTGGAAGCGAAAATTCATAGATCCACGCCAAGTAGTAAACGGTAAAGATGCAAAAGCACAAGCCGGCAAATGTATCTCATCTCCAATAGTAGGGTCTACTTGAATTCTCTTAACACCAGGATCTACAAGACATGAAAACAATTTTTCTTCTGGATTTATTCCTACTGCCCAATTGAACGATGTCAAATATGATTCTCTACTGGCAATGCCATTTATAGATAATTCATCAACACCGTTTAACC